TCAATATTTCAAGGCTGCATGAAATCTTCGCCTTGTGCGGCACCTTCTAGTCAGCCAAAAACAGGAGTTTTGCTTTTAATTATAACACCAGAAATGGGAGACAATCCTCAAATCAGTAATCGAATGGAAGCGGCCTTTTCTTATGTTGGCGGCCGTGCCGAAACATTATTTTCTGGAGTTTATGTACATGATAGATTACCTGGATTAATTGCCTTAACATTGTTGGGCGGAATGTAAGATACATTTAAAAAATATTTAATTAACTATAAAAAGGAGAATTATTATGAGTAGTTTAGTAGGATATTTAGTAGTGCTAGCAGTTGGATGCGCAGTAGGAGCTGTATTATCAAAAAAGGGAGTAGTATAATGAATCAAGAAGAAGCTTTAAATGTTCTAGTTCAAGCAGCTAGAATTTCTCAAAGCAAGGGAGTCTTTAACTTAGACGAAGCGGCGATGGTCGCGCAAGCGGTGAATGCTTTTGTAGAATCTGAACCTGAAGTTGAACCTGAAGTTGAATCTGAAGTTGAATTAGCTGCCGAGGCTGTAAATGCCTAGTGCACAAATATATAAAGTGTGGAATACGGTTGCAACTTTTGCAACTTATAAAGAAGCCGATGAAAAAAGAAATGAGTTAGCTTTAAAAAATGAGGATAGCTTAGTAAAAGTAAGAAGATCAAATTTAAATGGAGGGATATACAGGGTAAAACAGTATATCCCTCCAGTTAAAAAAATAGAAGAAAATCAAGATAAGAATAAACAAAGTAAAAAAAGACAAAATACTAAGAGATATCAAAAAAATGTCAACAAAAAGATTCGCAATAGATCAGAGAAATAAAAGAGTTTATATTGGCAGCACTGTAAAATATAATAATCAAACATTTCTGGTTGAAGAAATAAGCTATCTTTCTTGGGGCACAGACCAATACCTTACCTTGGTTGATAAAAATAATAAAAATAAAAAACTTCAGTTCATATCTCCAAATGACGTATCAATAAAATATAAAAGGTAAAAAACAATTCATGACTCTGCGCAAAAAACGTGTTTATAGTAGGCCAACGTTTGTATATGTGTGTGAGCCAAATGAAATGAAAATTATAGTAGAAATTTCAAGTACTCACGGCAGTTCCATTAATGTAAAATTATTTGTTAATAACAAAGCAGCACTTACAGGGCATTACACAGTGGACGATTTAGGAATTGATACAATAAATGATAGAGTAAGAACGTTTTGTAAAGGATTGTCTCTTTTTACAGAAAAAGATATTAAAAGTTATGTAGAGGCAGATAAATTTGTCCCAGCTTTGTATGCTTGGAGAAGCTTAAAAACAGTGCGGAATAAACTAGGTAGATCAATATGGAGTAGGTAAGTCGTTAAGAAACTTTTTTATTTTATATACATTTTTCATAAACTTCATAAAATTATATTTTTCTATATTAGAATTGATAAAGCCCTTTAAGTCATCGTATTGTACAGACAAAGTCATAACTGGAAAGCTAGTAAATGTAGAATGTACCATCCCCACAAGTTCTCCATTTTCGTTTATAATCATTGATCCAGAGCTTCCCGGAGCAGCTAGTAAAGAATACCATGCAACCCCGTCTGAGTCTCCATTGAATCTGCCTTCTAAGATGGGGACGACTTCTGGTCTAAATATTGCTCTAGGCGCCGCAAGGTTATAAACTTTATCTCCAGGTTTTGGAGCTTTTTTAGATAGTTCAACTTTTTCTACTCCAACTAAATCTTTTACAAACAACATACATGCGTCGATTTCTATATTATAATTTAACACAACGGCTTCAAAAACTGTTCCATCTAGTCGAAGCATTTTATACTTTACATCCATCTTAACATCTTCTTCCGCATAATCTTTATCCTCATTATGGCAGACATGCGCTGCAGTGACCGCCAAAGCACCTTCTGTGTCTGTGTCTACGACATAAGCTGACGCATATGCTTGATAATCTCTAGATGAGCAAACGTTGTCAACACATCTATATACTGTTAATACTTTTTTTACAAATAAAAATGACTGACGAGGAAGGATGTCGTTTATTTTGATTTGTTTAGTAGTGGCACTGTTGCAACTTAAGTTACAAATTAAAATAAATGATAAAAATACAATTGATAGTTTTTTAAGCATCTGTAAATAACTAGCGTATCTAATTCCTAACAACTGTTCTTTTTGTAACTTTTCTTTGTTTTCTTCATTTTTTACTCTTTTGGGTCTAATTATATCAAGGTTAGAAGTGATTAATGGCTAAAAAAATTTATGTTCTTGATACTAGTGTTTATCTAACTGACGCGAATTCTATTGAATCTTTCGGCAATAATGATATAGTTATACCTTTTAAAGTATTAGAAGAAGTAGATAATCATAAAAAGCGTCAAGACAGTGTAGGCACCAATGCTCGTAAGACAATTCGCACACTAGATGTGCTTCGTGAAAATGGAAGTCTTTATAAAGGTGTTAGACTGGGGAAAGGCAAAGGATTGGTTTATGTTAAAAACTGCGAATCTGCACCACATAACTTAGACGCATCAGTAGCAGATAATGAGATAATTGCGGTAGCTCTTCAAGAGAGAGAAAAAAACCCAAAAAGAAAAGTTATTGTTGTTTCACGCGACATCAACATGCGCGTAAAGTGCGATGCGCTCGGTTTACTTACAGAAGATTACATTATAAATCAAGTAGTGAAAGATACAGAGCATTTATATTCAGGGATTGGAACGCATTTAATGGATGAGGAAAAAATTGATCAATTTTATAAAGGAGAAAAAGTTTTTTTAGATAAAGAAGAAATTATGTTATATCCAAATCAATTTTTAATGTTAGTTTCTAATTCAAATGAGAAAAAAACAGCTCTTGCAAAATTTTATAATTATGAAAAGCCTTTAAAAAAAATAAATGGCAGATTCAAACAAGGTATTTGGGGAGTTAAACCGAGAAATAAAGAGCAAAATTTCGCTCTCGACTTGTTAATGGACCCTGAAGTCTCAATTGTTACTCTAGTCGGAAAAGCTGGTAGTGGCAAAACATTATTAGCTGTCGCGGCAGGCTTGGCACAAGTTTTGAATACAGACGGAGTTCCTCAATATAATAAATTAGTAATATCCCGCCCAATTCAGCCAATGGGAAAAGATATTGGATATTTACCAGGCACACTAGAAGAGAAAATGGAGCCATGGCTAGCGCCAGTTCAAGATAATTTACAATATTTAATGGGCAATGACAAAGAAACCCTTAAAATGTACACATTTGATGGTACAATTGAGATTGAAGCATTAACATATATAAGAGGCCGATCAATTTCAAATGCATTTATGATTATTGATGAGGCGCAAAATTTAACAGCCCATGAGCTTAAAACAATTATCACTAGAGTCGGAGAAAATACAAAAATCGTCTTAACAGGAGACATTGAGCAGATTGATAACGTTTATGTGGATGAAACATCAAATGGATTAGCATATGCAATAGAAAAGTTCAAAAGTTATGAGTTATCTGGCCATATAACACTTGTTAAGGGCGAACGTTCGAAAGTGGCAACATTGGCTGCAAAAGTTCTTTAATTTCAACTTTTTATTGACAAACAACAAATGGAGGTATATAATGAGTAAAGAAAGTATATCAATAGGCGAGGATGAAAATCCGGATTTATTTAAAAATGTAGAACCAGACACTGAAGTGAAAAAATGGTTGGTAGAATACGTGGGTAATAAATTAAAACCAAAAGATGATAATGTTACTATAGAAATGATTATTGAAGTTTTAGCTACAGAATTCCCAGACTTTCTTATGCCAATTGCAGAAGAAAATTTTATTCGTGGGTACCAACAAGCACTCGAAGATGTTGACGAGGGTCGCAAATTAATAGAAGAGACTTTTAAAACAAAAGAACATTAAAATGAGTGTTAACGATTACATTGAAGATTCTGCTGAGCAGGCAAAAAAAAATAGAAAAGAAAGGCTTTTATATAATAGGATTGTAGTTTGTATAAAAGATCCGCTGCCGGAA